CATCCTTGCCCTTGCCCGCGATGTGCTCGGCGTCGCTCTTGGCGAACACACGCACGCCCTCAAACATGGGGGCCGCTTCGCGCAGCGCCTGGTCGGGGTAGTAGTTGCGGTTGCCGCTGCGGCCTGCACGGATCAGGGTGACTTCGATGGAACCGTCCGCCGCTTCGCGGAAGGCTGCATCGCCTGCGGCTTCGCGCACTGCCGTGGCGACGACAGAGGACGCACCGGGCGGCAAAATCGGAGCCACGCCAACGGGGGCATAGTCGGCAACCACCTCGGCCGCATCGCCCAAGGCAATGGTGTTGTCGGCTGCCACTGTGTAAGCGTAGCTGTAAAGACGCCCCTTGAAGGCCACCACCACGCGGTCGGGCCAGATGCCACGCACGTCCACGTAATAGTCACCATTGGCAGACAAGCGCAGCTTGTCACGCACGGCCTGGCGCACCAGCTCAATAAGTTGGCCATACTCGGTAGTCACAGCCTCGGTCAGGCGCGCGAAGGCCTGGCCTGCGGGAATGAGCTTGATCGGCATGGCGGCTTACTCGTCCACGCTAGAGAGCTTCTGGCCGTCGCGCGTCACAACGACCACATGGGTGTCGTAGTCGCGGAAGGACAGCACCTCATCGGCCTTGACGGGCACGCGCTTTTCGCGGCGGACCTTGGTGGGCTTTCCGTCCTCGCCCTTGCCGTCGACGAGTTCGACCACCTTGCGCTGTACGAGCTTGGCGGCCTCGGCGGAGGTCAGTTCGCGGGATTTGGCCTTGTCGGTCTCGGGCTGGTTCTTCGGGTCGGGCATGCATCACTCCATCCAGGTGGGCCGCACAGCGCGGCGTTTGCGATGGAGTGACTGTGCCGGTGGGGACACAAAAAACTAAGGCCGACATAGACCGGCCCGAATGCATGCGAAGCTGCTTTTTCAGGATGCCACAGGTCGGGCTACCTGGAAAGGCCCACGCATGTCGGGCTTGCTTTTGCTACGAAATGCATAGCTGTCCGCGCTTGACTGGCAAGCGTCAGAGGCTTATTTGGCTCCAACCAACATTCCACATACTGAAAGTAGCGCCAAAAGCTTCATAAACGCCTTGCGTTCTGGCAGAGTGCGCGCCTTGGCTGTTGACCGATGGAGCGCAGCGCCTTTAAACTAGCGCCGCTCCGCGAAAAAGGCGGGGCCGGGTTGGGAAGCCCGGAATGAACCCAGTGGCTCTCAAGGCCGCTGAATCGCCGCGCAGGTCAGCGGCCTTCGCGTTCGCGCCCCAGTTTTGGCGGCTCGGACGGGAGGCTCGCGAGAGCCTGCCGGTTTCCCCCTGGGTTCCCCGGTCTTCCTACCCGTTCGAGCCGCCGCCCGTTAGGAAGCGGGCGCGACGGTTTTTGCAAACCGGAACTTCAGGAGAGCCTTATGGCCAAACCCTTCATCGTTGCCACCGCGCAACCCCGCACCGCCCTGCCATCCCTTGATGCCGTGCCGCTGGATTTCTTTTACTTGCGTGACGCTCTTGGCGCCCATGAGGCCCTTGCCGTGCTGCTGGTGCATTGCACACAGAAAACCGATGGCTCTGACAGCACCATCCCCACCGCGCCGGGCCACCTTGCCAGCCTGCTGACAGCCGCCAACGCTCAGGCCACCCGTGCATTGAACGATCTGGAGCGCGAGCAAGCCACGCGCCGCACCCATTGAGCCCACCCCTGAGGAGCACACACCCATGAAAACCCCCAAGAACCCCGCCCAGGCCCGCGCCGCCGCTATCAAGAACCACGCCCGCACCGAGGGCCGCAGCCCCGCCGAGGTGCTGGCCGCCTACACCACGCCCCAGCCGCCCGAGCACCTGCGCGTGCACCACCTCGCGGCGCACATGATTCCCGCGCCCAGCCCCAGCAACCCGCTGCCCCCGGTGCCGCTGGTATGCCCCAAGGGCGAGGCCTACGTGGTGCTGGACCACCTGGCCTGGAACCTGGACGCTGGCCGCGCTGGCGTGGCCGAGCTGGAGGCACACGCCCACGCCTGGGCGGCCGGTCTGCCCGCGCACCACCAGGCCCTGGCCGAGCTGTGGGTCAACGGCTTTCCCATCGCCCCCGTGCCCTGCCTGCGCTGGCCGCTGCTGCGCGCCTTCTTGCAGTCGTGGCAAGGTGGGGGCCGACCCGGCACCAAACAGCAGCGGCTGCTGGCCGCGCTGGCACAGGATGCCGAGCAGGTGGCGCCCGAGGCGCTAGAGGGTGCCGCAGCCACTAAACCTGGGCGCCCAGAAAAAGTGAGCGCAGAAAAAGTGCACGAGATTTATCGCCTCAAGGAGCTGGAAGGCAAGACGTGGATGGAGGTGGCCAACGCCACCCAATTGGGGGTTTCCACCTGTCGAGAAATCGCGGCGGGACGCTACCCCTTCACCAGCCCGTCAGCCAAGGAAGCTTGGAGCGAGACGTTCGGGGCCAAAAATACCCCCTGCTAATTCAACAAAAACCCCGATAGACCACCACAAACCACCCGGCCCAAGGGGTAGCCGCACCCCAATGGCTTAAAGCGCCACAGCGCCCCAAAAGCAAAGCCCGCCTGACATCACTGTCGGCGGGCTTTTTCACTCCTGCCGCCTCCCTGCCCTTTTCGCGGCCTGGTCGAGCGCCGCCTTCTTGCCGTCCAGCTTCAATTCCAGCTCGCTGAACGGCTTGGCCCCGGGCGTGGCCACCTTCCACTTCTTGAGCCAGGGCAGCGCTATGCACCCGCAGCGGATCACCTGCTCGGCCGGGGCCTGGGGGTCGTGCGGGCACCGCATCATGTCGAAGCCGCCTCCCGGGTTGGGCACCTTGAACGACTTGCCAGCGTCGACAACCTGGCCGTCCATGAGGTCGTGGTTCCAGCGGCTGTGAATCTTGCCGCTGCGCCGCCACTGCTTGCCCAGGCCTGGCACCAGGGGCGCGGCCTGCACCAGGCGCTCGTCCGAGGCCACCGCAAAGGCGCGGCTCACCTCGGTATGCACGATGGCCGTGGCGCGCTGGGGCGAATCTGCCTCCAGCACCCCCTGCACGGCCTTGATGGCCTCGAACGGCGTTTGTGCGCCGATGGTCACCAGGCCGAGCTGGCGGCCGATCTTGCGCGCAGCCTCCTGGCCTACATCCTTCAAGCGCAGCGCACCAAACGCCTTCATCTGTTTGAGCACGCCCACGTCGAGCTGTGCCAGGCGCAGCTCCACGGCGTGGCCGATGAGGGCCAAGGGCTTGTCGATGAAGTCCTCGCCAGCACGCCAGGCGCCATCCATGCGCAGCCCGAACAGCGCCCCTGCCCTGCCGGTGGCGCCCTCCAGCACCTCCTCGATCTGGCCCACCAGGCGCGAAAGATGCCATTGCTGCCAGTCGGCAGGCAGGCCCGCCAGTGTCGTCAGGATCTGGGCACGCGCTTGCGTGAGGATTTGCAGCACCTCGGTCTGCCCGGCCAGCAACTCGCGCGAGCGGTCGCGCAGGCGCTGGGCCAGTTCGGCCTCAAAAGCCTTGTCAGGCTTTTCCTGGGGGTCAGACTTCTTGGGCATCGGGGCCGTGGTCCGGGTCGGGCGGCAGGCGGAAAACGTCCTCGGCCTGGCGCTTGGCCTTGCGTGCGGCGGCCTCCTGGCGCGCCGCCACCAGCTCGGTCTTGGCGTCAAAGTCCTGGCCGAAGCGCTGGGCCACGTCGGCCACGATCTTGAGGGCGGTCTCCTCGGTCATCAGGCCAGCGTCGATCATCTGGATTACCGCTGTCACCAGTGCCTGCATGGCGCTGGCGAACTTGGTGACGTCGCGGTTGAGCAGCTCGGGGAACACGGCCGTCACCTGCCATTTGTCCTCTGCCCAATCCACCTTCTCGCCAGCAACCTGGGCCCTGGCCCACAGCACGAAGCGACCGATCTCCTCCAGCATGCGCTTCAGATACCCCTGGCGCATGCTGTAGACCTTGAAGGTGGGCTCGCCCATCTCCGAGGCTGCGGCACGGTTCACGTCGCCCCCGCCCCCATACCAATGCTCCGGCACCGTGGCGCCCCCGAGGACATGGTTGCGCAGCAGGCGGGAGCTTGCGCTGGTGTCGGCCGCCTGCAGGCTGGGGCTCTTGGCTTCGAGCTTGACCGAATCGTTATGCACGAAGGTGCTGTTCGGTGCCGGGGGCGCGAACTCCTTCTCGAATTTCTTGACGGTCGCGTCGTCGGCGCCCTGCAGGGTTACATCCCACACGAAGCGGCGCAGGTAGTCGATGCGGTCCAGCTCCGAGAACAGGAAGCTGTCGTAGGCATCAAGCCAGTCCATCTGGCCAAGCAGGTCCGAGCGCCCCCGGCTGCCGTTGGGGAACTTGTTGAGCTGGTACAGCAGCACCACGCCATCGGTGAAGTCTTCGGCGCGGATGCGGGCCGTGGCCTCGCTGAACAGTTCGCCATCCTCGCCCAGCGCCATGACGCGGTACTTGTACTGCCGCCCACGGTTGTCGCGCTTGGTGACCACGCCAATGGGCTGCTCGGGGTTGGCCGGGTCGTTCACCACGGTGGCGATCTGGCGGGGGTCGAGGTAGCCCAGGCG